ACTGGCCGCGGTTTTTGACCGACGCCCGCGAGCGTTTTACTTTTCCTTGCGGGCTAAGCGACCGGATCGAGGGAATATCGAAACTCACCCCGCCATTTTTCGAGCACGAGATCGCGCATTGCGGATTGACGGCGCCGACCGGAGCCGTGATATCGGTCACGATCCCGCCGGAGACGTAGGCGTTGACGAATTTTGTCCCCTGCAATTCGATGTGCGTGGTATCGACCACGGTCATGACCGAGACGCCGTTTGCTTCGAGGGTGCCGGTGACACCCACCACCTGGGCCTCATCGCCGGTTTTCGCCTGCGAGGTTGCGTTCACCGTCAGGCGGACCACCCCGCCGGTCCCGCTTGCCGCGCCGAGCACGATCATCTGATAGTTGCCAACCGCGGTTGCCGTCCCAAAATCAAAATCGAAATCCGCGCGTGCGACCCGCAGCTGCTGCGGGAAATCCTTGACCGGGCCGGACTCGATCCGGAACAGCTGGAACGCGCCGTTCTCGGTAAAATTGGTGTTGTCGTGGAACAACAGATTTCCCGACAGCGTATCGCCGCATAGCCACTTGTTGAACGCCGGATGGCCGCCTGTGGCGCGCCAGCGCCCGTACACCCCGCCATTGAGCGACCAGCGCTCGTTCCACTTTTGCGTCGCGATGTTGAATTCCCACGACCACGCCGGAGAGGAGATGTGCCAGAATTTCTTGCCGCCGACCGAGTAGCAGCCGGCCTCTAAAAGGTTTCCGGCTTTGACCTGTGCCTCGACCAGCCGGTCGAGATCGGGCGGCGAGACCTTGACGGGTGCAAGCGACCCTGCCGTCATCCAGTAGACGCCGAAATCCTGGGCGGCCCACAACAGTTCGGAGAAGCCGGTTTCCCATCCGGCGATGGCGGCGGACTGCACCAGCCCGAATTCAAGAATCGTGCCGCGCGCGTAGGGAAAGTTCGGCGCCGGATTGGCGGCATCCTGCCAGACCTCCAGGTGCCCGGTGGTGAAGAACAGCATGTAGCCGTTGAACGGAATGCCGCGCAGCAATGTCACGTCGGCCTTGGCCTGGATCGTGATCTGCGTCAGCGCGTTCTGCGTCAGCGCGTTGAGGGCGGACGCGAACACCCGGCAGTCGGCGATGGTGAAGAAGAAATAGCCGTCCTGCTGGCTGACCGAATTCGGCTGCGGAAGATTGCCGCCGCCGTTGTAGGCAACGGGAGCGCCACCGCCGGAAAGCGTATAGGCGCCGTTGTCGAGGTCGACCGCGACCACATCGGGTGTCGCCGCCTGGTCGCGCGCGATGGAAACTTTCTTCGAGCCTGGAAACGATCCGAGGACCACCTCGTTGCCCGCGGCGTCGACCGTAACCGCGGTGTTGAGATACACCTCATAGGACAGGTTTTTGACCGCCAGCCCGCCACGGTATCCTGTCTGCGCCGTAATCGCGTGTTGTGATAGTCCCGATGATCCGCGCCAGACCTGCTGCGCCGGAGCGGATGGCTTTGACGGTTCGCCCAGCGGTTCGGCATATGCGTTTATTAAGCGCCCAGATCCCTCTTGAGGATTCGCTCCAGGAAAACTCGACAAAGGAAATGGAATCTGTACGGGTTTTGGCATTCACTCAAACCGTGCAAATTCACCAAACAGACGCGCGGCCGCCGCGCAATAAGCCGCGTGCGCCGCCTCTGGTGTTGTAAAATATCCGAGATTCATATTCTTTCCCTGATAGCGAATTTGGGTACTGGCCCCTTATGCCCCGTCCGGCCCCGAAAGGGGCCATAGGCCATGAGTGAAAGGGGCCACTAACTTGGCCGATACAATGGCCCTAGGATTGCTGCCCACCATGACGACCATGGATGTGCTGGGATCGTTTCTTTTGTCGAAATGGCTATCTCTAGTGTTTCTTCCCAGCAATGTTCAAAGGTGCCATCCGTAAAATCGACGGATACAACCTTTCCGTGTCGGTTCTTCCAAAGTTGAGTATGTGGGCGAGATGGGTCAAGTGGTGCTTGGATTTGCGAGAAACCATCCGCAACTAGCCTCCGAAGCGCTTCGGAGGCCGTGACCGTTTTGGGTTGTGATTGGGGCGGGGTGCCACTCTCTGACATCCCGCAATAATGTTATGCCGCGGAGAGTTCCGCAACCATATTCGAGTCCGTGGTCTGACGCATGCCACGGATTTGCATTCTTTTGCTTGCTTCGACTGCGTCGCACTCAGCCTTGATGAAGGATTCGAGCGGCCCACTAACGGCAGCTGTCATTGAGCCAAAGTTCTCCAATTCATTGGGATCAAGCATCAGCGAAAATCCGGGCAAATCCGGACTCGTGACAAGTGCGTGGCCTCCCCCGCGTTGGGAGAAAACCAGACGAATGAGCTTATGGCCGCTCAGAACAGCCAAAATCCTAAAAATAGTTGCCATGTTGCAAGCCTCACCGAACGAGGGTACCGCCCCGCGCTTGGCCTTCTGAAGATATAGTCAGTTAAGGGATTCGTCAACAGCTGGGCTTGACTCTTGGGTCAAATTATGGTTAGCGCGCCCACCTTGCGACTCTTACAATCAGTTACATTTAGGACCAATCAAGTCAATGACTTGTGTCGCTGACTTGATCTAAAGGTGTAATTTACGGTGAAAACTGGTGATTCTCACAACTTTTACTTGCTTTCCCTGATTAGATAATACGGATTTTCTTGTCACGGTCAACGCCTAAAACGAGAAATACGAAAAAAGTTGACAGCCTGACCAGTCTGTGAGAAATGGTATACGGACAGACTTAAAACGGTCAGGAGAGACCAATGGCGGACAATGATAATGCAGGTACTGCGGCGTCGCAGTCGGCGGATGAAAAGAAGCGGTTTCGATCGGAAATCGAGTTTCCGTACTCCGATCTGGAAAGCGCGGTAGACCTAGCGAAAACTGTTCGCGATAAGGCCGGTTCGGCGCTTCGCGCCAAGTGAACACGCCGGTCTCTGGATCGTATTCCAGCAACTCGCGAAGTCGTTCTGCGCTGAGATCATCTTTCATCAACTCACTATATCACAGGCATTTAGAAGTTCGTGATCCGCAGCGGTTCATAGGTCGGCCGGCCCCGCGTCATGATCTTCAGCGCCATCGCGGCGGTGCCGGCGCCGATCGGAACTTGTCCCGCGCCGCCCAGACCGAGGTTTTTCTTGTCCATCAGTTCCTGCCCGACCAGCCCGAACTTGCTGGCACATTCGCCGGCGACGATATCGGCCAGCGGAGCAAACCATGCTCCGGGAATGTTGTCGGGATCAGGGACATAGGCGATCTCGAGGCCGGCGAGCTGACGAAAGATGGCATCGAGTTTTTCATTGACCCAGTTGAAATCCTCGACATCGATCGGATTCCCGGCCGAGAGCACGCCGAGGTTGCTCAGCGCCTCGCTGACGAGATCGGCCGACGATCGATAGGGCGAATTGATGGCCATCGGACGCTACCAGGGCAATTGGTTGATGCCGTGATTGACCCAGATGTTGGCGACCTGGCCGTCGGTCAGCTCATCCGCCCGCGCCAGCTCGTGCAGCTTCGGCATGAACAGCGTTGCGAGATAGGCGTAGTCGTCGGAGCCTACTTCGCAGACGAGTTGCAGGTCGCGGTCGCGCGCAAAGCGCGCGATCAGCTGCTCGGCGTGCTCGACGCCCGGTTGCTTCAGCCATCCGACCATGTAGGCGCGGTATTCTTCCGCCGTCTTCGGCAACTCGCCAGAGTCGCGTTTCGGCCGCGCATTACCGACCGCAAAATGCTTGTTGTCGCGTGCGCTGGTGATGAGCTGCATGTTGAGTTGTTCTCGTTGCGTGCCTTCGGCGTGACCGGTGATTTCCTTCGGCACGTTGGCCTGGAACTTATGCCCGCACCATGTGATCACCGAGGGGTCCATCGGGCCGGGGATATAGGTGATGGATTCGGTGACCGGCTCGGACGGGGTGATAATTTCCTCGATGATGCGTTGTGCTTTTGCCATGATGGCTCCTGATTTTGGATTTTGTGGGACAATGACCGGCGTCGCTTGCAGCGGCACCTATGGTTTTTTTCTAATCTTTGCTCGGCAACGTTCTATCAATTGAGCAGATTGCCGATCGGCCAACTCCTGCCAGAGTTTTTGGCTTTCTTTGGTAAGCGAACAAACGATCGCACCAAGCGCGTGCTTCACCGGGTACCATGTAATCCCGTGCTCATCGGTGAATGATGCCATCAGTCGCGAAGCATCCTCCGCTGCGGGGTGACCGCTCGATGCCGACGCAACCTCACTGGTGCGGTGATCCATATTCTTCCCTCTTCCTTAAAACAAACGACGGCTTCATCCGATTAACGCCTGCTAGCTATGGCCCGCCTCGCCCGGCGCGGCATCGGATGCGTGTTTGACCTGAGGGCCGTCAGCCTCGCAGGGGAAAGAGGGCGAAGCGGTTCGAGAGCGTTACAGGTCGTTGTTGGGAATGTAGGCGATGACGATCGTCACCGCTCCGGTGGTCGCCGCCGTGCCAGTCTGCGCGTACTTTGCAAACAGGGTTGGCGAAACACCCGTCGTGACCGCAAGACCAAGACCGGCCGCCGACGTCAGGTGATACACGCCCGGCGTGCCGGCTGTGATGCCCGACGCCACGATCTCGTTCGCGCTGGCCTTGGTCGTGCCGATGGTGACGACATTGGTGGTGCCGGCGTTGAACGCCGTCGACACGTAGGCGTCGATCCAGACGATATACGCGTTCGCCGGCAGCGTCCCGAACTGCTGGGCCGCACCGATATTCTGGTCGTTGAAGTTGATCGTCAGGCGATAGTACATCACCTGCTGATCCGGTCCGACACGGGCCGGGATGGTTCGCGTCTGGTCGACAGTCAGCCCGAACGCGGGCAATGCCGCGAACGACCCGACACCGAGAGCGACGAGCGCGCAGGCGAGAAATCCTGCCAGTGCGCGGAAGAGTTTTGTTTTCATGGGATGGCCTCCTTTGGGCCTGAAAGATGAGAGGTGAAGCGACGGCACGGCCTTTAAAACCCGTGCCGTCATTGTCATTCAGAGCCCGGCTCTAGTTGTCAGCAACGGCTGCAAAAAATCCAGTATAACAGCCCCAATCTTTAAATGCCCCCGCGGCGTTCAACTTGGCGATCTTGCCAACGCCGTAGGCCATCTTGATGCCCGCGCCGCGGATGAACTGGTAGTCATCCTCTTTCAGGAACGTCGGCGTCGGCATCTTGCCCCAGCACCAGGCGACCGCGCCCTGGCCGCACAGATGCGCGGGAGCGATCTGGATGCCGGCCGCACCCGCGTTGGTATAGAACACCGGCAGACGCAGCGAGAGTTCGGGAATTTCCCGGATGATCACGCCGTTGTACAAGAGATCGCCGTCGACGAAGATCGGGTTTGTCAGATAACCCTGATTTTCCCTCGCCCGCGAATTCTGGTTCGCGGTCTTGATGTCGGCGTCGTTCTGCGCGTCGCGGAACTGCTCCTGTCCGACGAACAGCACAAACCACTCGGTGCCGTTTTCCTTCAGCTTGAAGGGACGGATGCGGGGGTTGGCCTTTTTCGCCGAGCGCTTCATGCGGTTGATGAGCGCACCCGACACGGTCATCGCGCCGGTGACGTTCGCCATCGAGGCGGCAAAATTGCCGGCGACGAGGTTTGCGGTGTTGCCGCTTCCGATCAGGATGCGATCGGCGCAGTCGGTGATCCAGGTGTTGCGCTGGGCTGCGGTCGCGGCGTCAAAGAGGATGCCGTTGACGCGCTGGCCGAGCGCCGAACCGAGGCCCGCGGGAGCGGCCTGTGACGGCACCGCATAGAACCCGTCGACGATCTCGTCGCGCTGTTTTTCCTGTCCCCAGTCGACCAGCGACGGCTTGATTTCGCCGTAGAGGTCGATCGAGGATTTGTTCTCGTCGGCGTTGTTGATGGTGACGGCGTTGCGGGTCCAGTCGATCCAGAACCGCGTGCCCTGGTTGTCCAGCGCCTCTTCGTTGCCGCGCAGCGTGCCGGAGGCGACGCCTTGCGAATTGAGTCGGGCGCGCAGCGGAATATTGATCTGCTCGCCGCCTTGCTTGCCGCCCTTGTCGAGATCGGTGAT